CGTTTTCCAGCTCGGCCAGCGCCACGCGGCGTTTGGCGAATCCCCAGGCTACCGTGCCCGCAAGCAGGTAGGTGCGCGCCAGCGGATACATGCGGGCGCAGTGGCCGGCTTCCTCGCTGCCGTCTGGCGGGGCAATGCTGGAGATGTTGGCGTCGGCGCCAAGATGCGCCAGCGCCATGTTGCAGATGTCAACCTCGGTCGCCACAGGGGTGTGCGCCTGTTAAACGATGTCGTCGCTTTCGACACGCTTCAGGGTCAGCTTACGGCGGCCTGTTTGATGCTCGTGCGGGCCTACCTCGGCGGCTGCGGCCTCGGCGGCTGCGGCCTCGGCGGCTGCGGCCTCGGCGGCTGCGGCCTCGGCGGCTGCGGCCTCGGCGGCTGCGGCCTCGGCGGCTGCGGCCTTGTCCCCCACCGGCGAGAAGTGCTTGCCCATCGCCTTGTCCTTGCCGGACCAGTCGAATTGGGTGCCTACCGTGCGCAGGCCGCCGTCGGCGAAACAGGTCTTCAGAACTCGTACCAGCATTGGGGTGTCCTCTGTGCGCGAAGGGGGCTGCTAGGCCCCCATTCGCGGCTACTCAGTCAATCAAGCCTGGAACGGGGCGTCGTATGCCTGCCAGGCCGGCGGCTGCTCGGTCGTCAGGTGCGAGGCCACGGTGATGGTCGGCGTGGTGCCGCCCCCGTCGAAGAACGCGCGCAGGTAGCGCTCGTTGCTGTTCACGATCGGCGGCACCACGGCCACGAACCGCTCGCCCACCTTGGCCGTCCGCGGCACGGTCAGCGTGGCCACCAGGCTCGGGGAGCCGAACGCCACATCCTCGTCGCTCTGCAGGTTGAAGACGTAGGTCTCGTCGCCGGTGGTGGCGTCGGGCGCCACAAGAACAACGACCTCCCAGTAGATGGGCTTGCCGGGGCCGATGTCGCGGCCCGGCACGCCGGCTACGCCCAGGTCGATGCTGTCGGTCAGGGCGGCGTCAGTCGTCAGGGCCTGGCTGGCGGTGAAGGTGAGGCGCTTGTCAAGAATCATGTGAGTGTCCTTTGGTCAGGGGGTCGTGGCTTTAGGCCACGACCGCTTCGGCGTTGATCAAGGCATCGGTGCGCCGCACCGGGATGTCGTCGAAGGTCATGACGCGCTTGCCGGACACGGTCTCCCACGACAGGTTGCTTGCCACGCGCTCCAGGATGCCCAGCCGCAGCTTCTCGCGGATGGTGCGGTTGACATAGAACGCCGCGCGGCCCTTGCCGAAGCTCGGGATGCGCTCGGCCGCCATGACCATCCAGTTGATCAGGTTCTTGGTGTTGGCGATGGTGTTCAGGTCGGACACGTCGATGTTGGCGATACGCACGAAGTAGCGCCAGTCGCGCACGCACAGTCCCAGGTCCCAGCGGTAGTGGGTGCGGTAGCCTTCCATCCGACCGCCGGCGCCGTCGACGTTCTCGATCGTCACCTGGCCCTTGTCTTCCATCTTCAGGCCCGCCTGCGAGCCCTTCGGGTAGAAGCCAAAGCCGGTGTTCGGCCCCCACACGCACAGCCAGATGGACGTGTTGTCCGCGCCGACGCCGGCTGCGTTGATGATGTTGTCCGCGTTCTGCGCCGACAGCGAGTTGAAGCGCGGCGCCAGACCGGTGAACGCCTCGGGCTGCACGCCCTCGTTGCCGTAGAACACCTTGCTGGCCATCTCCTGCGAGATGCCCTCAATGTGCGCGCTGTCCTCCGACAGGCGGAACGCCGCCTCGTTGCCGTTCAGGTCCGCCAGCGCCTTGTCGATCTCGGCGTAGGCTTCCAGCATGCCGGCGTTGTCGGTGATCTGCGCGGTCGTGCTGCGGCCCGGCTGAACGCCGCCGTACATGCGCCGCCAGGTCGGCACCGGCAGCCCGGTGCGGACCGTGGTGCGGTGGCCGGTCGGCAGGTTGCCTTCGACCATGGTCAGGTCGGTCAGGATTTCGTTCGTGGACTCAAGCAGTTCCACGATCGTGTCGATCTTGCCGTCCGGGTCCAGGCGCTTCGCAACGTCGGCCATGGTCGGGTTGGAAACGGGGAGCAGTGCCATTGTTTATTCCTTCAGTTCATCGAGGGGAAAAGGGTCTGCGCAGCGTTGCGGGTCGGTGCGGCGCCGGGCGAGCCCTGCACCAACACGTCCTCGCTGATAGCCCGCCCAGCGTTCACGAAAAACTTCACCACCGCCGGGTGGTTGCCCAGCCCGTACGCGTCCAGCACTTCAACAAGCTCCGGGGTGCCGAAGGCGTCGCGCGCTTTGTGCGCGGTAGCCAGGCTGGCATTCAGTTTGTCGCCCCCGATCTCGGGGTCGGTCTTCACGGCCTCGGCCCAGGCCGCGACCTCGGCGGCATGCGCCTCGTACTGCGCCTGCACCTGGCCGGCGTACAGGTCCAGGAAGCCTTGCACCGCTTCGGGCGCTAGGGACGACTTGGCCGCGAACTCCTTGAGGGCGGCCAGGCCGGCCTCGTCGATCGGCAGGCCCTCGGCCAGCTCGACCTTCAGGTCGGCGTACGCCGCCAGCGGATCGGCTGGGGCCTCGTCGGTTTTGGCTCCCGCCTCGGCCGGGGCCTCCGTCGCGACAGCCGTCTGGGGCTGTACAGCCGCGGTGGCCCCGGCGGGTGCGGGCTCCGGGGGCGCCGGTGCGGCGCTTTCAACAACTTCGTCAGTCACGTTTCAATCCTGTTTTCCGAAATCATGGCCGCATAGCTGTGCGGCATGTGGTTGACGATCAGCGCCAACAGCTCAAGTCCAACCGACCGGCGCCCTTCTCGGAACGCTGTCTCGTAGGGGTTGCCGGTGTGCGACATGCGAAACACGCCTGCGCTTTCCAGCACTCTCCACGCCACCCGTCTACCCGGCGCGGTGCCCATCAAGAACACCACCGCGTCCAAATCAAGGGCCTGTGACGCCGTCAGTTCTTGATGCTCAGCCTCGTCGTCTTCCAGGGCGTGCATAGTTTCTCGTTGTTTTTTGCTTTATGTGAACGGGGCTGCTACTGCCCCATGGCCGCTTGCACGGCGGCCAGCGATTTTTGCGCCTGCGCCGGGTCGGTCTCGCCCAGCGTCTTGGCGGTCTCCGCCACCATCGGCATGGCTGCTGCCTGTTGGGCGGCAGCTTCTGCCTGCTGCCGTTGCTCGCGCAGGGCTGCGGTGTCCTCGTCGGATCGAATGACCTTCGGGCTGATGGCGTACATGCTCCCGTACTCGTCTACCACCTGGTCAAAATCAATCTTGTCCAGCACTTCTGGATTGAGTGCGGCCAGGTTGGCCGTCACCTGCAGCAGCTTGTCCAGCGACCGTGAGCCGACGGCCTTCTGGGCCTGGGCCAGGATAGAGATGTACTCGACCTCCAGCTCGACGCCCTCAAGCTCCGGCGGGGGCGGGGGCACGATCTTGGCCCGCACCATGGAGTCGAACGTGATGTCGATCAGTGGCGACAGCAGCTCGTTGTGTACGCGCTCCAGCACCGGGCCAAGCTGCAGCAGCTTTTCCTCATGCCGTTCGGCAATCTCGGTAGCCGTTATGTTGCTCCGCGTGTCGGACGCGATCATCAAGAACAAGTCTTTGAAGAACGCGGAGTCGATGCGGTCCCGCACGTCCTTGATGTCCGCCAGCAAGAAGTCCAGTCGCAGGTTGGCTTCGTACGCCGAGCGGATGCCGCCCTGGTCCGCGGTCGAGTCGACGAACATCAGCCCGCCCGGCAGGCGCGAGGACATGGCCGACTTGTAGGACAGCGGCACCTGCAGCGGAGGGTCTACCGAGTAGTCGATGGCCTGGCCCTTGCGCAGCTGCTGGTGCTGCAGCTGCTTCACGTCGCCCAGGGCGTCCATGCCAGGGGACTCTCCATACACGTCGTTGCCGCGCACCACCCAGCGCGGGGCCAGGACGCGGAAGCTGTTGTAGCCGCCCTCGCGCAGGTTCGTGCCCGGCTTGCCGGCGTCGTTGCGCCCCGGCTCGAAGTACACGGAGCAGTACGGCATGTTGCCGCTGTCCAGCTTGCGCACATCGCGGTGCTCGCGCCGGTGTACCATGTGGACTACTTCTACCGCCGCCAGCAGGTTGCCGTTGTCGTACAGGTTCTTGACCGTGGGGGACACCTTGTCGATGCCGAACTTGCGCACCGTCTGGTCCACGGTCATCTCGAACTCGCGGATCAGCCCGTCGACGTTGCTGTTGTCGTCGGTGTTGAGGCAGTATTCGCCCACCATGAGCTGATTGTGGTGGATGACGCTCTCGAAGTTGTCTTCGACAAAGCTGACGCCCGTGCCGAAGATGCCCAGCTCCTCGTACAGGCCGTGCAGGGTGCGGTACGTGTTGCTGGCCGCAAAGATGCGGCGCATGATCGTCTCTACGTCGTCCAGCCACATGCGCACTGGGCCTTCCTCGGACAGCGCCTTGTCAGGCGCCCCCAGGCGGAACCACGGGCGCGAAGGCGACGTGACGCCCGACATCAGGCCGGCTGCCAGGGCGCGCACCGCGCGGGTGCCGGTGTTGTCGACGATGTTCTGGTGCTTTTTGTTGCCCTTGTTGCGGTCGCTGGCCGTGAAGCGCGTGGCCCGCGGCTGCAGGAACTGACCCAGCTCGCGCCAGTGCGTGTCCCAGGAGCTGCGCTCGCGCTTCGCCTCCGCCAGCATGCGCAGGCGGAACTGCCGAAGGTTCTTGGGGTCGGCGTCGTATGCGCCCCCCGTGACGATGGGCATGGGGCGCTACTGCCCCCCACCCAGAAGCGAGGCGCCGCCGGTGATGATGCCGCGGTTGGCGCCAGCTGACAGGAACGACGGGGTGGCGGCTCCTGGGCCGCGGCGACGGCGGCGATTTGCCAGGGCCGTGTCGGCGTTGGCCTGCGTCTGCTCCTGCAGGTACTGCGTGGGGTCTTGGGCAGCTTGGGCCTGGACTGATTGCTGGCCGCCTTGCTGCTTCGGCACCTTCGGCTGGGACAGCGCGCTCCCCAGGCCGGCGCCTATGGCGGCTCCGGCAGGGCCGCCGACGGCGAAGCCTATGATTGCCGGCGCGGCTTTCTTTAAAAACTTGCCAGCGCTCTTGAACAGTTTCTTGGGTGATTTGCACATGTCAGTGTCCTACAGCCGCCTGGCCCAGCGCGGCGGACCGCACCCACGTCAGCACCAACCGAAGCCTGGCCTTGGTGTCTTCCGGCAATGCCGACTGCGTCTGCACGACCAGGGCCACGGTGCCGATCAGCTCGGTCAACACTGCGCGCTCGGTCGGCTTGAGCGTTGCCTCGGCGATGCGCGAGTTCAGCGCCGGCACCAGGATGTCCAGGGCGATCGACTGCCCGGCGTCGATGTCCGCAATCAGCTGGTCGGCTTCGTCGGCCACGCGCTGCGCCCGCACCGGGTCGCCCTGCACCGCGGCCACGGTGGCCAGGCGCACGGCGATCATCGGCGCCAGCGAGTCATTCTGCGGGCTTGTCGCGCACCCGGACAGGGCGATACACGCCAGGCCAAGAGATGCGGCAATCCACACGCCCATACAAGCCCTGCACAGCGAGAACATCATTGCCCTTCTCCGTCGTGTGTATGGCCAGGATCGGCCCCCCGCTTGGGCGGCAGTCCTCGATCCGGACTGGTGATGACCTTGTACACCCCGTAGCCGCCGAACCACAGGCCAGCAATGCCGCCAGCCAGATGCTGCAGCGTCTCGTCGCTGATGTTGAGGTCATACCCGTTTGCCCTCAGCAAACTGACGACGGCCATGAGCAGCGCCACCAGCGCCTGTACGGCGATAGCGTGGCCCTTCCATGCAGCTGGATTGGCCACGGCCTGTCCCTTCCGGAACACGTCGAACGCGGCGCGCGGGACTTCAAACATCGGAGGCTCCGTTTTGTGCCATGCGCACTTTACCGCGCCGGGCCGGGGTCTTGTGTACGGGTCAGGGCTTCCATACTACACCGATTCGGTTGCTCCAGTTCGCGCCTATCCAGACACCCCAATGCGCGGGGGCAGCGCCTGGCCCAACCACCGTGGCTGACCCGCCGGTTTGCGCGCCGCCCGCGGCTTGGACGGGCCGCCCCACGACGAGGGTGGCCACGCCACCAGCCCCCGCTGCGCCTCGTCGGCGTCCTGCCACGCGCTCATGCGGCACAGCGCCCACACCACCGGCCCCACGACGGCGTACAGCACCAGCAGCCACGCCCACCAACTCACCGGCGCAACCTCTCGGCGGTGCGCTTGGCCTCGGCCGCCATACCGCGCCGCTGGCCAGCGCCAGCAGCAGCCAGCGGATACCGCCCAGCGCGCCGACTGCGATGCGTGTCAGCGCGTTCACAGCGTGGCCGCCAGCGCGAACAACTGATCCAGCTGCTCCGGGCTTATGCCCAGGGCTGTTGCGGCGGCCTGCATCAGCGGATCGTCCCGGCGCCACACCTGCGCGCGGTTGATAAATGCCCGCTCGGCAAACGTGCGGGCGGGGTCTGTGGCCCACGCCTCGTAGGCGGCAGACATCCCGGCCTTGTCCAGGGCCAACATCGCCTGCAGGGGAGACACCTCCTGCGGGACGTTTGTCTCGGGCGGCGCGGCCCTCACAATCTCGCCCGGCGCGTAGCAGCGAATCTCAGTCTCGCTGTCCTTGTACAGCTCCCAGCCGGGATAGAGGGCCATTGCATCAGCGAGTGACGTTGCGATTTTCATTACATCACCCAAGCAGGCTGAGAACGAAGGATTGCGAGATCATGTTGCTGATCCGCGAGCTGGTGCCGCCAGACGTGTACGCGCCAGGATCAGCGGCCATCGCAACGGTGAATGAGGTTGTAGTCGGCACCGACAGCACGATTGCCCCAGCCGCTACGTTATAGCCCGTGGGCGTGATGTCTGCGATCACGGTCTTGTCGCCCACCGCCAGCGTGTGCACCGCGGAGGTGCCGTACGTCGCTATGCCCGCGGCCCATGAGGCGGATGTGATGTTGACGGCGGTTTCGCTGCAGGAGGTCAGCAATAAATCGATGTACCACGGCGCTGAGAAATCATAGATGGCGGCTGATCCCACCAGGCTAGCCGCGAAGCTAGCCGTGGTACTAGCCCAGCGTCGATGGGCTGCCGAGGTATCTGACACCACGTCGATAGCAGAAAATCTGTTGCCAGCGAGATCGGCTCCTGAAGTTGACGCTTGGGAGTACCACCAGATGGTGCCCCCATTAACTAGCGCCTGTGCTACTCGAATCCCCGTACCTATCCCAGAATGGCGAAAATCTACGATCATTTCCAATCGCATCCCGGCTTTCACCAGCCCGCCAGGGAACGGCCCGATCGTCTCGGCAACCCCTCCCGTCAGGGATTGCACCGTCACAGGATTGGTAGTCCGCATCGCCAACACCTGACTCCCCCCATAGGGGCGCCAGATACCGCCGCGGGACTGAACGATGGTGTTGTTCACGTCCGACAACTGCCGCAGCTGGCCCGGCACGCTGCCGGCGGACGGCAGGGCGGCGAAGGTGGTGATGGGCGGGCCGGAGCTGTTCGAGCCGCCGCCGAGCCTGTTTGTCCAGCGTTGCAGGCTCATGGCTCAGTCCCCGTGCACGGTGTAGAGGGTCCAGGTTTTGTCGGCGTCGAATCCGGTGCTGACGGCCTCGATCGCCTCGTAAAACCCCTCGAAGATGGCCGGCTCAGGCGCGCCAAGCGCGATCACGCCCAGCTCCTGGAACGTGGCCGCGCCGGGTGCCTTGCCGCGCACCGACAGCGTGCCGGCGGTGGCCGTGGCCGGCGTGCCGTTGGAGGTCAGCGTAACCGCGGCCTGTACGTTGTGGCGCCACAGCCGCCAGCCGCCAGAACGGGGCAGCACCACGGCCGACGCGGCGCCCCCGGCCTGCGTGCCCGTGAGCGTGAACTCGTGCGTGGACACCGATCAGCTCAAGAGCAGCATGAGGGCCACCGTAGCGGCGAACGCGTACAACGGGAAGCGGGTTTTCACAGGAACCTCCGACGGTAGCTCAGCACACACTTTACCGCTGCGCGGCGGCGTCTTGTGAACGCGTCAGGTATGCACCCCGGCGTACGGATCGTATGGCGTCTTGCCCTGTGTGGCTGTGGTGCCTTCCGAGTTGTCGAGCGACGATCGCTTCGGCGTGCGGATCAGCGCCAGGATGACGGCCGTGGCGTCGTCCGGCGACCGGCCGATGATCTCCTTGATCTCGTCGGTGCTCGACACCTGTACCGTGTTGCCCTCGGCGTCGTACGTGGCGGCGCACAGTTGCTCTTTAAGGTCTTCGTCCGGCGGCAGGGCTACTCCCTCGCCGTTCGACGGGTCCAGGGCCTCGCGCGCCTGCCACCACAGCTGGCTGCGCAGGTTCTTGAACAGCATGATGCCGCTGCGGTCGCGGGCGGTGGCCTTGTGGCTGACGTTGATCCCGTAGGTGGGGCCGTAAAGCCCCCTCAAAAAGTCAAACGGGCTAGCCCCCACGCCGATGGCGTCTATGTGAACCGGCGCGCTGCTGCGCACGTTGGCCAGTATCAGGCCGGCCGTGGTCGGGCCGTCCGGCGTTTCGGCGCCGGGCAGCTTGACCAGCCGGTCGATCCAGTTTCCTTCATGCAGCTTGGCGATGGTTGTGAAGTCGTCCCCGCCGCGGGCCACGTCCACGCCGACACTCTGCATATCGCCCTTCTGCGCCCGGTCGCGCCAGCGCTCCATGGCCAGGTCTACCCAGGCCGTCGGGATGACCTGGTTGGCGTCCTCTTTCATGCACGCGCTGAAATCGCCATGCAGCAGCTGGCTGCGCAGCGGCTCCTTCAGGCTCTGCAGCTGGCGCAAGTATCCGGTGCCGAGCAGGTAGGGGTTGTTCGAGATGCGTCCGGGTATGAACGTCCGGGTGCTGGGCGTAATCACGTCCTCTGGCCGGTAGTCGGCCGGGTCGAAGTCGTAAACCTTCTCGCGTCCGCGCAGCACGAACGGCTTCGGCGGCACGAAGAACTCGTCCGCGCTGGTTCCGTTTGGCTGTGGCACTGTGGCCACGTACACCAGCTCGCCCGGCTCGGCCTTGCGTCGGAACTCCCGATCCAGCCACGGCGCGAAGAACTTGATGATCCACCGGCCCTG